TCGGCTTCGGAGGCGTCCTAACCGTTGTTCTTGCTTTGTTCGCACGATCCATTGCGTCTTTATCTTCTTTCATTTGTTTTTCTTCTTGTGCCTTCAACTTCGCGTAAGAGTTTTCATCATCGCCGGCAAAACTACCATACTTATCAATCTCATCCATAAAGTTAGCTGCTTCTATAGTTAAAGACCTAAAATTAAATTGACAAGAATACCCTTCAGGTACTACTCTTGAACCACCGCCCGCCACCGGGAGTCTTCTTCTCATACCTAACATATCTACACTAAAGCTTTCCAAAGAAGCCCACTGTATATATCTCTGACCGGGGAGAACTATATTATATATAGCCGGGAACGTCATTCCTATAGCACCGGTGCGATATGGCCGGTTCATTCTTGTAAAATCTTTAATAAACTTATGATTTATATCTTTACTATCGTTATGCAGCGTGTTTGATAAAGCAAAGGATATTTGTAACCCTGTATCAGTATTGCTATATTGATAAAATTTAGGAGTTTCAATATAAGTGCCAGGCGCGCCTATTGTTTGCATCCCAGGGTTTTTGTTAAAATCTAACTGTGTACCAAATACTTGATTAAATGCGGTGCTAGCACCTGCTTGAGCCGTTTTAGAAATTTTATCCATGACACTTTTGGCACCTTCGTTAGTTCCTGCCTTATCTCCGATATTCATTATATTACTAGCTAACGCAGCTCCACCTCCTAGAACCGATTCTCCAAATTCACCTAGTCCTGTTATTAAATTACCACCTAACATTTTTGCACCACGTTGACTAACTGGTGAAAAGGTATCAGCAAATTCTGAAGTAAATGCTCGTATATTATCTGTAAAAAACGGAAAACTAAGTCTAGTTATAGGTGATGTAGTAGTTCCATACAACCTTCTGTAAAAATCTAATCCAGGGTCAGCACTAGTCCCGCGCCCTTTTTTATTTATTGGAGCTAAAATATTTATATAGCCGTCTATAAACGACCGGAGCTGTGAATATTGTAACTTATATGCTGTTACATAAACAGACGGAGCTTCATTACGCATGTCAGAGTTCCTAGCAACTGAAGTCCAATCGTATTGATTGACTATGTCGTAACTCTTTTGATATTCGTAAGTGTCCCTAGCCATTAATAATATTTATACCCCCTGTATGTGATAAGCAGAATTAGTAAAATCAGTTCTCCCATCTGAATAACTTGGGCCTTCAACACCACCGGGCATATCTAGATCTGGGTATCCGGCATCTACAGATTGAGATTGTGCTGGTACAGGTTGACCTTGTCCAGCAACCAACTGTGCTGTTAGCTGTACTAATTGTCCAAGGTGTTGATTTGAAGTTTTTATTTCGGTGATAACACCCTCAGTCCCTAAAAAATCTTTCGTAATCGTACCGAGTCCCTTATAGACAGTTGTACTTATACTTCCTGCGAGGCCTAAAGCCTTGGCAAAGAACCCTTGGTTTGATTTTGTCACCACTTTTATTTGGTGATCGTAACCTTTCATTATACCTGCTAACTTATCCGACAACCCTGTTATTTCCTTTTTGGTGCTTACATGAGATCCTTTTAAAAATTTTTCAACGACACCACCAGGCTTCATTGCTAAGATATCATCCTTCCTATTAAAGCGTATAAGTTTATTACCTTTTCTTAGAACAGCTCCATCATCAGCTTCCTCCATAACTCTATTGAAAGCCTCAGTAGGTGACTCCCCACCCCATTTTAATGCTTTCATTCCTGCCCACATTGCTTTGCCGACTCTCGCGATAATATCTCCGGCCCCTTTGAGACTATCCCATAAACCATCAACTATACTTTTGAAGAACGACACAATTTTATCTCCTACAGCTTTAAAGAAATCACTTACTTTACCGACAACATTCCCGGCTAGTGGGTTACCTTCCTGTGCTTCGGTTATCCAGAAGAGTATATTACCGACCCCCGGTAATGAATGAAGAAAATGTTTACCTGCTTCTTTCCAATCTCCACGAAATACTGCTCCGATGGCTTTTCCTAACGACATTATATTTTGAATGCCAGGTGACATTAAGAAGTAACCTCTTATTTTGTCCCACAGACTGAACGATCCACCGGTTGGATCCGCTTCCTGCTTTGCCTTTGCTTCTTTATCGAGGTCGTATAACAACAATGCCCCGTCAATTACCATTGAAGCAATATTTGTCACACCAAACGGTAATAAATTTAATATACCAGATAAGAATTCAAAAAGAGCAGGTATATATTCACCTTTTTTCCATCTTGCTATACCAAAACCAAAACTGAAGAAGGATCCTAATACAGGTATAAATCTACCGAATTTCATTAGCTTACCTCCAATTTTACCGGCAATACCTTTAAACATTTTCATTAGTTTGCCACCTTTCAATGCCTTTCCTAATTTAGCTAGCGGTCCTTTCGCATGGAACAATTTAGGTATAACTTTACCTAAAAACTCGCCTACTGGCCCTAAAAATTCTGAAACCCACAACGCTAAGGATGTAAAAGCTGTCCCTAACGCTGCCCATACCAACCCCTTCTTTAAACCAAGCGGCTTCTTTGCTTTTTGTATTTCTTGTTTAGCTTTTTCTGCTGGTGTTGTTGCAGTTGCAGTTGCCCCAAAAGTATCTTTTTTATTTCTTTCTTTAACTTTAAAAAACGCTTCTGCTAAAATAGTACCTAAGTTAAAAGTACGTTTGATTTCCGGGGATTTTAAAATCGGGTTTGGAAGCTTATCAGGTTTGTTTATATTTTTATCATCTGTAACAGTCTCTCTGTTATTTTTATCATTAGACGCGTCAAGTCCTTCTATGATTTGCTCCGGTGATACTTTATCTTCCTTAGGCACACATATATTTATGTGGCCGGTGTAGCATCAAAGAAAGATGCATCAAGAGTTATAGTAGACTCTTCAACACTTAACATAGATTTATCAAATTCACTAACTTCTAGTAAAAATGTAGTTATCTTCTCATAAAGCTCTAAAGGTAATTGCTCGACGATTTTTACTCTATCTACTACCTTTAAATCGTTAAAAATAACAGTTTGTTCATCTACTGTAACAGAATCAATATGTTTTATAAGCTCAAAAATATAAATTAACCCCATTGCGTCTGATAGACTCTCGGATTTAAGCTTATCGATTTCTAAAATACATTTTTTAATAATTTGGTTTTCTTCAACCAGAGTTGGTATTCGAAGATCTATTTTTATAGTATCAATATTAACCGTATCAGTAAGCTTGAATTTTATAGGGCTTTTTACTTTTTCGAGGCTTACATCAAGTGATACAACTTCATCGTTTTCAGCTTTAACTTTATCACCTAGAGAATGACATCGGAGACTTAAAATAATAGGAACTCTGTCAAATGCAAAAAATTTATCTCCATCAACATTATCAATAATTACGTTATTAAGAGTTTCAGTAAATTGCAACGCTCCAAGCACTCCATTAACTGTTGTTGTGATAATGTCTTTTTGTTGCTTTAATGTAATAGGTTTTGCTACTACTTCTTTTTTAAGAGAAGGAACATACACTTTGAAGTCATTTTTCAGCGAAGATAGCTTTTTTAAAAAATCACCTGTTGTAGAATCGCTCATATGGTTATTTAACAGGTTATCTAGTTTTTCAACTTCTTGTTTTCCTCTTCACACTCTCTTTTGTATAGTTCTAAATAATCTAATATATCTACAAATGGACTATTTATAATAAATTCAACATCACCTATCCTCTTACTTAAAATAAACAGATATTCTCTATAGCTATTTTCATCTATACACGAAAAGAGATTATCGATAAAAACAAAGGGTGAAGGGTCTAAAAAATTAATATCATAGAGATTGCTTCTACCGCTTAATAATGGGAATACAAAAGCTTTTTGATTATTTGTTACAAAATTATCAACTACGTTTAAAATTTCAGCTGGTAATTTATCTATAACTTGTAAAAATTCATGTTCTGGTAACGAGTCTACAATTATACGTTGGTCTTCTATTTTTATTTCTCTGATAACACTTAATAAGTGGGTTGTGTTAATACAAAATTTTGATGGGTAGTCAAGAGTTAATTGTATACTACCGCTGTTAACTTTCTCTTTTATACTTATATTATCTTCAAAAGATTCTAAAATGTAATCAATATGAACTTCTTTATCAGCGTCATCTATATGGAGTGATGTAGTAGGTTTAATACACTTTTTTCTCAGTAATAACAGTGTGATAAACTGTTCTATTACATTTAAATTTTGAGTTATTATGAAATCTTCTATATATTTTAATTTACTAGATATACAATCACCCTGTAACTGTAATCCTCGTATATGTTTATACAAAAACTCTTTTACAGCTACTTTCTTCCCGTTAGGGAGAGTAAAAGTCATTAACATAATAATAATTAATAGACCAACCTTTAATCACCAGCCACCACCGCCACCACCGCCACCACCACCACCGGAACTGGTGGGGTCTACAGGTATAGCTCTCTGACCCCATGGCCGGTAGTTTTTAAATGCAAAGGTGACTGATTTTTCTAAAAATTCAGTATCATTTTGTGTTACAGTATAACCTTCAACGTTTGTTGGAAATACATCTAAAAATTGGTACCCTTTTCGAATCTGACCTCTATTATTATACTGTAATAGTGTTACTACCGGGCATAATAGATCACGCATCATTAAACCATCAATACCTAAAGCTACCATCCACGGTCTAAAAAACAAATGTTCTATGTCTTCCTCAGTTTCAAAAAAGTTTATTACTAGGTTTTTACTTAAAAAATCTACTCTCTTATTTACAGCATAACCAGGTAAAAACCCACCTAAATTCATAGTTCCAACAGGGTCAAATTGTGTGTTCTCGTTAGGCACAGTAACAGATCGAGCAACAAGTATATTACCGGTAGAGTCTATATAATTATCAGGGTTAGTATTAGCTCTCCAAGCTTCGTCTGGGTTTTTACTTATAGTAGTATTAATTGACGATACTAAATCCCGTGTATCATCAAATTGAACCTTCCATAAAAACGGCTGTGATAAAAAATATTGAGGATGAGAGCTGTATGCATGGAGAAACTGATCAGTAGGTCCATGGCCATGTCCCCATCCGGGTGTAAAAAGCTTTGAAAAAATATCCACTAATTATATTTAATGGATAGTCACTTAAAAGAGTTATAAAAGTGCTTAAGCAGCTGCAAAGTCTCTATAGAAGTGATAGGCAAACGTAACAGTAAAGTTCACAACCTCGCCCGTTCCTCCAGCGATATCATATGTTACTGGGCCAATGTCTCGTATTGAAGCACCAACTAGTTGAAATTCTCTTGTTGGTTTTAATGCTTTATTTATCTGGACTAAGTTAATAACAGAGTTATCACCGGGCATACCATACTGACCAGTTGAGGTCTCATTATCAAAGACTAATCTAGAAGCTGCTTCAAATTTTGTTCTGAGACTACAATTTTCATCGTGATAAAATTCTATACTATAACCAGCAGCACTTGGGTAAGTTGCCCTCCCTGGCACGTGAAATTCTTGACCGAAGTAGTTGACCACTTTATCTTCAATATTTCTTCCCGGTAATTCAGCTGTTTTAGCATAAACTAAGTCAGGAGAAATATCTCCATCACCATCTCCGAGAATTTCTATTACTTGATCACCGGCTTGTGATCCAGCAAGTCTTATTGACTTTACTCGAAAAAGAAAGTCTCGAGAAAACTGGTTCGAACCTGCTTGTGAGAAGAATTTTTGAATTGTTGTTGCGTCTGCCATATTATTATTTAATGTTTTTTTTTATTAACCACCAACTAACTCTTGAAAATTGGCATCTGTTCTTGTTGCGTAGAAGTTAACTAAGATAAACTCTGCTGTTCTGGTAGGCTTGAGGTATATATCTACAACTAACTCGTTAGCATCGATTACTGCCGGTGTATTGTTTCTTTCGTCACATACAATCAAGTAGTCGTACAACCCTTCGTTGTTTCTAGCTTTTTCAAATACAGGGGTTAAAGCATTAATTAATCTCGTCCTAGTAAATTCTGAGTTTTGCTCAAACACAAAGTGCCTTGCCAACTGCTTAGTAGGTCTTTCAAGTGCTAAGAACAATCTCCTAACGTTAATTCTATCAAATGCGCTCGGCTTCTTCTGCAACGTCTTTTGACCAAATATTACTATTCCTTGATTCGGGAATTGAGCCACCGGGTTAATATTTGCTTTGTAGAATTCATCACGTTGCTTTTGGTTCGGATTAACCGCTATATCAAGAGCAGTGCTGACCAATCCTCTAGTGAATCCAGCAGGTGCGAACCACGGGAACGTTGCTGCATCTGTTCTAGCCATCGCCGCGCCTGCAAAGCCTGAGAACGGTACCCAGACATTCTGTCCTGTATAAGGATCATTAACTAACGCCCAGTTACCATATGTAGCAGCGTAAGAAGTATTCTCATTTTCAAATTGGTGTTTGATGGGCCAGTATACGTCTGTTTGGAAGTTGTTGTTTTTATTAGATAAAATCTTAGTATTTTTGCCTTGAATTAAGATTTGCCTAATCGGATCAGCAACAAATATGCAATCACCTCTATCTCCACCGTCATATGGCGGCTTAACAAATTTTTCGAACTTATTAAACACCGCGGTGTAATTATTTCTAAGAGCCAGTCCATCATTAACAAGGTCATTAGATGTTCTTAACCCGTTCACTGCATTCACGACACGTGTGGTTTGAGCAAACTCGTCATAATATCCATAAGCACTGTTAGCACACATTATTGAGTAAATTGTTCCTAATCCACCTTCAACAACGACGTCGATATTATAGACTTC